GTGAGCTGTGAAAATTTTACGTCAGGCATATGCTATATTTATATTATCTTATGAATAGGTGTGTGACACGAGGTCGGCGCTATCAAGTGTTTGAGCGAGTGAGCCGTCATTCCATCCAATTTGTATTTGTGATGCTGGGCTTGTTGACACAGAAAAATCAGAAAGTTGTGCAGGCTTTGAAATAAATTCCCACACTCTGTATGCATCTTTTATTTCTATGCTTTCACTTGTTGCGACACTTAATCCGGCGGAGTCACACGCGTATATTTTAACGTCAAAATATTCTGAGCCTTCAGAATTCAAGTCGTCTAGAGACGCCATTAGAGTAAATGACGCAGCATTATTTTTAACAACCAGGCCTCCCATTGCTGGCGCTACGTCATTTGGTAATGAAGCTACGTAGTATAACCCTTCGTAGTCATCAACGCCGGTTGTTGTTATATTAAATGTTACTCCGCCACCTTCGATTGTGCTGTTTGTATTTGCTGATATTAAGTATGTTGGTAAATCTAAATTATTATTTACAGTAACTGGTTCGCTGTTGGCAAGTATTGCGCCGTTTGGCCCGCCCTGACGAATAGTTGCAGTAAATGTTTGAGAGGCGCCGTCAGTAAAGTTTACAAGCGGTACTGCTCTAAAGACTGCCACTTCATTTTTTACGACACACGTGCCAGACTGAGGATAGATATTTGGTTCTGAAACGTTCCAGTAGAGAGTCGTACCTTCAGGTATATATTTTGTCAGCGCATAGAAACGTACAATTTCATTTTCTTTTACAACAGACTTGTTAGATGTAAAACTTGTCACGGTTCTTGCGTGCACTTGACCTTCCGTAATAAACTGCTTACTGCTGTCTTCTGTTATAAAGTCGTCGCCATTTTGTTGCTCAAGAGCGTGGCGATACGTTAGCGGCTCCCGGTCTTCAAGCGTGCTGTTATTGTATGGCGTCATTTCAATGTCAAACGAACTTATAGTCGCTTCGTTATAACTTAGGTCGGTGTCTTCGTATACTGGGTCAAGAGGTATCAGCTGACTGTAGAACCACGGATAATAAGACGTGTCTTTGTATCTAAAGCTGATAAATGACGAAATATTATTAAACAACGTTCGCGAGTTGTCAACCCAAGGAGAGTTTGCCTCGTCAAAAGTTTTGTCTGCATAGCCAGCTATAAGTTCATTGGGATCAAGATACTTTAGCCACCCCTGATATTCTGTACGAATGGTTTTATTTCGCGGATTAGCGTTTTGCGAAAAAAGTTTAACAATGATTCTTATCATTCGTATAAAATCATCTTCGCTTCCGCTACTCTTTAGATATTCTAGAATAATTGTTAGCAGACGTTCGTTTCCAGTTAACCAGCCAGGTTGATAGCGTGGGGTATGATAGCCAACAACTGGAGGGTCATATGTGTTTAACCACAAATAGCTGTCTTGTGGCTTTTTCGCTCTGTAGTCAATCGCGTTGTTCCATGCAGTGCGAGAGACAAATTCATAGAGTATTGCGCTAAACAACTTTAAGCCTGAAGGGTGTACAAATCGTAAATAGTCATTTATCCAATCCTCTTGAGGGAGGCCGCACCGTATGCGATAAGAATATTTTTGCCAATACTCGCCGTCATGCAGCTTGTATAAGTCAGACGCAAATGACTTGTTGTCTTCATAGGTCCAAACATCAACGTTTTTATCAATTTCAACCCAAGAGATTGGATCAAGGTCTATACTACGATACACTTTTGACAGTCTAAAGTCACCGTTATATTCTCCGGCCTGAACATCTTCTAAAGAATGAACGAAGTCTCCAATTTTCGTAGTGTATTGCGGAAATACTTCTACATTAAATATGTGATAATACTCAACATTTTTGCTGTCAACGATAGCGATAAATCTTTCTTCGCGTACTCCACTTTCAACAGCAAGAGCATTTCTTTCTGGCTCAAGTCCTCTTTCAACGATTAAAAATTCGGCGTCCTCAGTTGTTAAGCCATAGAGTGAAATATCAATGTCGTCGTCTCCAATAACAATTATGTTTTCACTAACTATTTCGTTTGATAGCTGCGACTCATCAATAAAGTTTCTACCAATGTCACTCACTGGAATTGGTACAATCGGTGATGGGACTATTGGTAATACGTATGAGTGAGAAACAGGCACGCCACTGGCAGCAACTGTAAGAGGCGTCGAATCATCCCATGATATTTCAGTCGTAACTGCAAATTCTGTAGTAATTTTAAAGCCAGACAGTGTAGCGGCAACAGAAGAAAATTGCCATAGCGGAGTAGCAAGTAATACTGACGAAAATTCATCAGTTATTAATTCGGGTTCAATCGTCGGAAGTATCGGTATTATTTCTGCAGTGTCGTATTGTATATTTTTTATAATTAACGAACTACCACCCGTTGCGTTTTCTTCCAAATTGATTACGCCATTTTCCATCAACGACAGCAACCCTGACTCAAGATCCATCGCCCCAACAGGGGCAAATGATGTTTCAATGTTGCGAGAAAATACTTGCCACTGCGCCTCGTCAGGCCATGGGGTGTCGTCGGTGCTGTATAACTCAACCTCGTCTCGGTACTTGTATACCCATCTAAATACTGCGGGCTGCCCAACTTCAGATATATTTACGCGTTCAATATACGGCAAGTTAAATGACTTTTGACCGCCGTCATAGGTGCATACATACTTACTAAATGCCTTTAGCGTTACCACGTATGGCGCCTGGTCAAAAATTGAAAACGGCCCTATTTTATAGTCTGATGTTACTTCTATAGTAACTTTATTTGGATTTGTGGCGGTCTCTCTAAGAGAAGCTATATTAAGAGGTGACCACGACCCACGACCTCCAGACAGGTCAAACAAATAGTTTCGTGGATAGAATATATCTACAATTTCATCAAAGAAAATTTTAAAAAAGGTGTGTATGCTGTCTTCTGACCCGCGTGTACGATAATACTGTATAATAATTCTGTAGAGAGTAACTTTATCAACTGCGCGGCTGTTTGGTATGTTTCGCGCTATAAGGCTCTGTATTTCGGTTAGATACTTGTTTGATACAATATCAATGTCTTTGTCACGAGTAATGTTTGCAATCTCGTTTGACGGCAACCCAATGCTGTTTAAATAATTATAGTATTGTTCAATAAATCCAATAAGCGAACTCGCTGACTCTCGTAGAGCCGGCGGGTAGAGCCCCTCCACTCCAATGGATTCCATGTTACGCGGACGAGAATTTGCTATACTTAGGAGCATGCTTAACGGTCTCTACTAAATGTTGTATATTCTACTGCACGGTTTGATCCACCAACAGCAATAGCGTCAACTTCGCCATAGACGTTTAGTCGTGAAGTATCAATTTGTATAAGTTGATTGCGTTTTGGCGCAAGATCATTTGAAAGCGGTATAAGATCTAGCGTTAAAGTAATATTTTCGTCAGCAAATAGTGGACTTAATTCTAATATTCCTGTGCTTAATGTTATTTTGCCAACGTTTTTTTCCTTTACAATAGGTATATTATTTGAGTCGTAGTAATATATAAACAACGAGCGAACGTCATTTGAAGTGTCATCTTTTGTGTCGCCGATATAATACGTTACCCCGTTATAGTCCCATCCGGTTGAATTTATAATCGTAACGTCATTGTCAACTGTAAGTGGAACACCATACTTTAAAGTTATCTTTTCTGGAGAATCTGCGAGAAGCGTTGCGCTTTTAGAAATATAGATTCTTACGTGGGAATTTAATATTGATGGGTTTGAGCCGTCAATAGTCTTTGTTAAAAATGAATGACGAAATACGCCGTCAAATGAATCTAGATATTGGGTGTTAAACGCACTTATTGTTTCTTTGACTTTGTTTTCAAGTTGTACCTTTGTGTATGTGGTAAGGTTGCGGTTATATTTAAACAACACGTCAAGAACAATATTTACATATTCTGGATCAACTATTTCAGGAAATATTGAAAGTACCTTTTTATCGCTTAAGTAAGATAATACTTCTTGCTTTTCTTCATAGGTTAAAAAGTCAGACGTGTAGTTAATGTCTCTATTTTTTCTAATTGACACAAAAACTTTACCGTACTGAGGCGGTTCATTTTCTTCACCACCCCATACTGATATGGATTTTACGTTTGGAAATTTTCCGTATATTAACGTTTTATAGTCTTCTGCGGTGACGGCACGATTTTGAGAGATATACTGCAACGGGGCGTTGTATTTTATGCTGCTTGTCGATTCCTGGTCGGCTCCTCCTAGAGCACGATCTATAGTAAATAGATCAACCTTCGTAATTTTAGTGGAATCAAAAAAGCTTGAATATGAAAATATATTTGAACCATTTGAACCAACCCCGTCAGTAATCAAATAACTAAGCTCTAAGACATTAAGATTATCAGGCTTTTTACCAAATACACCATTACCAAATGATATTACATAGTTTCCGTTATAATTTTCATACACGAAATAAATTGGAGTAGAGCCGTTAACTGCATTTATATCAGAAAATCTGCTGTATACTTCATTTATTTCAGACCTTCCGTTTTGAAACACTGCTACCTTTAAGGTGCTTAAATCAATGTTTTTATCGTCTATAATATATTCGTTATTACTTTGTGCAGAATTTATTTGAATGCGTTTTGTTACAATTTCGCCCTGATGTATTTCAACGTTATTTGCTACCAGCAAGCCGTTTGAATTTTTACGACAAACAATATCGTTTAGGTTAGTAAATTTGTAGCCTCTATTTTTTGTACGATCGGTTATGTTTGAATAAAAGAGCGAACCGGATGGTATCACATACTCATTTATTGAGTCAGTCCGAGGAGGTACGCTGCACGCAATTTTTGCTTTTGCAGCAACGGCGCTTCGTGGAGTGTAGCCAATTAACTTTGCTGCCGATACAACATTTTGACGAAGTTGTGCCGAATCTATAAAGCTTTCGTTTACCGCCATGTGCGCGAGTATAGCATTATAGTGAGTGTTATGCGCGAGTACGTCAACCAATAAGTTTAAACCAGATCCAGTATAGTCCCAGTCTTTAAACGGACCATCTTGAGTTTTAAAATAATCTATCAAAGATGCCTTTATCGCATCAAAGTCTAATTCTGTGACTGCTACTGACTGTGTAGGAATTTCCATTATCGTATACGAGTTAAATATATTACTATTTCAGAAGACGAATCGTATGAAGTTTCAAACTTAATAGAGACGCGATATGCATTTTTTTCAGAGTCGTCTGAAACCATAACTTCATAGTCACTTATTCGTGGTTCATATTGATCAATTACGTTTTCTATTTTTTCCTTTAATTCAATTTCGGAAAAGATATCAACCTGTTCAAACAACAAGGATGTTATGTCAGAATAGACGTCAGGCTGAAAGCAGCGATCATATTGGTTTGTCAATAACAAGTTTTTTAGGCTTTGCTTTATTGAATCAATATCAGTAATTGGCAATATGTCGTTATAGATCGGGTGTACCGTAAAGGCATTATCAATATCCGAATATAAATTTTTTCTAGACACCACTGTCGTTCTAGAATCATTATAGTCAGACAGGTTACGGCTCATATTCTATTTATACAAATATAGTCGACGAGTTATTTGTTTAAAAATTTACTAGCGAGGAGTGATCCATTAAATGCTCCACTTAAAAACGAAGAGGTTGATGAACCAGAATATCCTGTAGATGTCTCGGTACCAGACGCCCTAGACAGACTAGCATTTGCTGGATTATTTTGTATTGCGCTAGAATTATTTTCCATTTCATACTTTATCTTGTTTAGTCGTCTGTTGTACTCTTTAATGGTACTATCTGACCATGTTGAATTCTTTAGTAATGTATCCTTTGCAAAATAATTAAACTCATTTTTAAGAGCAGTTAGTGAAAAACCAGTTTCTCCTGATAAGAAATTTTCCACTGATCCTAGACTGCTAGTAACTCCGCCAATTACATTAGAGACTGCGCCTAATCCTGAGTTTAATGAAGCTACAGAAAATGTAGAACTTTTAACACTTCCGCCTGTAGTTGTAGTAGTGACATCGGCAGAAGACGATTGCTGTGGATATACACTTGATAGCGCGCCAGTTACTCCCTCAAGCATATTATAAACAGAACTTAAATTATCAGACACCCCATTACCTGAACTTAAAAGACCGGATCCAGATCCGGTCGCGGCAATGCTATCATGGTAATTGTATGCAAGTTCATGTACTGCAGTAAGCATTGAAACATATTCCTGTAAACCAGCAGTATTTCCTTCAGCTTTAAATGATTCAATTTTATTTGAGTCTTTACTAAGCGCGTCTCGTAATCTAAATTGAAAGAGGTCATACTTACCCTTTGCCTCTGATGGCTGACGCGAAGTTGCTGGTATAAACCCGGCAATTGCCTCTGGTACTTTTGTATTATCAGCCTTTATAAATGAACTAATCGGGTTACCAAAACCATCAACCGCATTACAAATATCAACAAGACCATTTGCAACATCGCCTACAAACTTTCCAACGTCACCAATCCCTTCAGTAATGCCTGGAAAAGATGATTTAAGAGCAGCAATTTGTTCGTTTGCAATTGCACCCAGTTTGGCATACACGCCAGTTGCTTCAAGAACCATATTTGCAAATGCCCACGGATTGTCTTTAATAAATTCAATGAGGGCCATTATTTGTTGGACTTTTTTAATAAGATCCATTACGGTAGTTAACAATTTTAGAATGCCAGTCCCTGGAATATAACTAAGTACTAGTGCTGCAAGCTTTGCAGCAACAAGTAGCATTAATTTTTGTGGTAAATTTTGCGCGCATTCAGCAAGAGTTTTTACCGTTCCAAGCACTGGAATATCACTGTTTTCTAGAAACGAAAGTACTCCACTCTTTACAAAGTCTGATGTTGACACCTTTTGTGAGTGTGATATAACTGATGAGTTGCTTAAACTGCTATTTTTTGTATTAGAAATTACTTCTGTTTCAAAAATATCTACTTTCTCTTGATATTCCACAGCTGCTTCTTGTGCTGCAGATGGAGAAACTGGAACTACCTTAATTTCTTGAGTTACTGAACCAGTATAGTTTAAATCTACTGCTTCTAAGGTAACAATATATGTTCCAACTTCAATTGGAGGAGCCAACGCAGAAAAAAGATCCGAAGACGTTTCGTTTGCCTTTGCGTACGTTAGCCTAACAGGTATATTGCCAGGATAGTTCGGGTCGTCGACGTCTAGTATTTGAGGATCGGTAATAAATTCTGGAACATGTGTATTTCCATAATATGCAAATTCAGTTTTAGTAAACGTAGCATCGATTTGGCGTGGATATATTACTAGATATTTAGAAGGATCTCCATAGCCCTTGTATGGAGCCCGACGGGTATTAAAATCATATAAATCAGTTTCACCCTTAAGCATATCAAAGTCATCATCCGTTAACACATCTTCAAAGATATTAAAATTTAGGTTGTTAAAGGAAAATATGCTGCCTTGAGATGGAATTGTATTTGGTTTGTCTTGATAGCTACTCCAAAAACCGCGATACGTGCCATTGTGTAGATGAGTTGGATAAGGAGCGCTAGGATTTAATGTGCTACGATGTGGTGCGGGGACATTTGGTAAATTCCGAACATATGTAGCGTTTATAGTAATGTCATAACGGCCAACTCTTTTTGGAATATCAGAAATGCCAGCCATTCTACTTTCATATTTTATATCAACTGTAAGACCTGGGTCTGTTACAGGTATTATTTCAACCCTCCATGGTCGTCTTTTTAGCATCGTTTGCCCTGTCGTACCATAGTTATATGGATTAGTTTCAAGATTAAATGGGGCTCGCTCAATCCCGTTTTCTCCAACCTGAGTAACAATTGTAAAACTTTCTATTAGATCCTGTAAACGTACTTCGCCATTATACTCTAATTCTATTGGGCGATGTTGTTGTTTAAAATTTAGATAAGTGAGTGTTTCACTATTAAACGCTTCAGGCTTAAAATTTATATACAAATAGGTATCAACCGGCCCCGTTATTGCTGTCCAGTCCATATACTGATCGGTATATACTGACGGTCTATCTGTTGCAAATAAAAATTTTTCCGACGCAGTAATTGTTGTGCCGCTTACTGTTGCCGTAATTGTGATTTTCGCAAAACCACTTTTGTCACTTACTGGGGTCACCGTAACTGTGCGATTTGCACCACTGCCAGCAAGTACAATGTTAACATTTGGCACAAGAGTCACATTGCTACTGCTAGCACTAACCGTAAATGTTGCCGACGGGTTTTCTGGATATGTGATTGTAAAGGCAAGTGGGCCAGTGCTTGCCGCCGCCCCAAGTAGGTTTTGGTCAGCAATATTGGAAATTGTAAGTGGCATATTTTTAATACAATAATATTTTTATCCCATAGCTCCAGGCACAGTTGGAGTTGGAATCCCTTTGGATCCATCACCAAGGTGAAGGTGAGTTAACATCCCTGTAATGCCTGCGCCAGCACGAAGATCACCAGCTGCCACAACTCCTCCTCCAAGTACACTAACTAGTGGAGTAGTTATATTTGTAAATGATGAAGTCATATTTGTTAACCCAAGTGAAGTCATGTTTAACGTAGTCGCGCTGTCAACGCACGCAGAGAGGCCTCCAATTGTGGCTGGGCCTGCTGGAGATGACATACTCACTCCAAGAAGTGCAGTCGTATCAGCCGCACCAGTATATATTCCAGTGTATCCTCCAAGGACAGTTTTTTCAACGCTGCCAACAACCATGCTTTTTACACCTCCTGCTCGAACAGTGTTGTTTACACCATTTCCAATTATACTGTCTTTTTTACCAACCACACTTTCAGCTTTGTCGCCAAGTACTTCGTTTTTATATGAGCCGCATTTTAACTTATATTCACCCTTAACAGTTTGGGTATAATTACCATTTACTTCCATATTACAATCCCCGTTAATTGTAATATTTACATATGTAGGATTATTTTTAGTTCCAAATGTAAATGAAGCAATTCCTTCAATTGTAACATTATTATCTCCACAAACAACAGTATAGTTGTTTTTAACAATTGTAGTATTCAATGATCCATCAGGCAACACTGTTCTGACTGTACCAGACTTGTGCTTTTCATTTATGCGTTCATTACCTAATGTGTCATCAACCTCAAACACGTGACCAGACCGCGTTTGAGTCACGTTGTTATATGGATATATAGACTGATCGTTTGGAAATGGTTGATTAAAAGTATTAGCCATATTGTATTATAATATATTGTTACTTATAATGTTCCAGAAGTAAATGCAGATCTTAACCAAGTTGGTGCGCCAGCTGATCTTGAACCAGTGCCCCAAATAGCTGCGCCATTTCCAATAGAACGACCATTTGCCATGTCTATGTGTAATCCAACATTAGCCATATAACCTGGTCCCATTCCGGCGCCAGTACACCCAGCCTGTTTACATGCTTTCACAAATTTAAAAAGTAGAGGTATGTCATTTGCAACAGTACAATTTAATCGTCTACCATTATAATATAGCCAAACGTCTGCTGCCCAACCATAACCATTCCATACGTCGTGTCTCTTTGAACCGGTGCGCCTAGCTTTTGGAGTTTCTGCTGTATCTTGACCTCCACTAAATATTTCCACTTTAATATTAGTAGCAGCAGATACAGATTTAAGAATTCCAAATAACGTCGGAGATATTGGTTTATTGCGGGTTGCGCCTTTAAAACTAGATGCATATGTTACATCTCCAGGACCAGTGGCGGCGGCTGGAACATCTTCTTGTCCATATGCGCCGCGTATGCGCAACACATAGGCCACTGAGCCAGTGGTACTTTTCTTAGTAATCTTTTTTGTAATATAATCAAATTCCGCAATTTTATAAGTACCAGACACTGAACCTCCTTCATACACAATTGCGACATAGTCCTCTGCAGCACCTCGTATTATAATGTCACCCTTATATAAAGTTTTTGGATTTGATATTTGATTCACATATTTTGCCCCTTTACCAAATGGCCACTTAAGCCAATCACCTAAACTAGTTGTATCAGGAGGCAAGTCATCGCCTGAAATATTAAGTGATGACTTTAAAAAGCCAGTTAATTTTCCAGCACACCATTGATTTGAAACATTAGACATAATTATAGTTATTGTGAAGAACCGAGTACGTCGCTGACAAATGAGTCTACTGCGCCTTTAGATGCTGCCTCTTCAGCCCATGGCGCAGGTTCGCCAAGTGCAGACATATTTGCCGAATTTGCTGCTGGTGCACCGTCAATATATTGCGAAGTATTTGTTGAACTTGTATGAGCAGATCCGTCCGAATATGCCGTTGCATCACTTGGTGTAGTATTTCCAGGAATCGTAGCAATTATAACTGGATCTTGCAAATCTTCGTCTCTAAAAAAACCAAAAACCCAACTCCCAACCATTAGACCTGTAGCACTGGTTCCAACCGAAGCATTACTTGCACTTGTGATTGGTAGGAGCGTAGTCGCCCATGGTAATTTATCGTCCGGAATGCAGTTAACGTCATCAAGTTCATGATACTCATAACAGCGTATCTGCACCCGACCAGCATTAAATGGGTCAGCGATATTTACTACAGATGCTGCAAACCAATGATCAATTTTCATATTGGAATTTTCTAGCGATTGAGCCAACGTCTCGCGCATAATTTGAAGATGTTGCATATTCAGCTGCATCAATTTCCCTCACAGCGTCTGCAACATTTGTTGAAGCTAATACCTTTGAATATCGTTTATTATCAGACAAGAAATCAATATAGCCCTTTGCGCTGTCTTCTACGCTGCTATACGCCCTAAAACTATCATTTATAGTGACAGTTTTTCCATTTATTTCTTCCTTTGTTGAGGCAGTGACTGCTCCAGCATTTCCTTTTCCAGTGTGCGCTTTTATTCCAAACGCGTTGTTTCCAACCATTCGCGTGCCATATCCTGTTTCTAAACACGTTTGGGCAGCTCCAAGACGAGCAACGACGTCTGGATTTGGCAGTCCTTTAG